TCAGTCGCTCCGCTCGTTACGCTCGCCACCTGTGACATTACCGGCAATAGCCTTGGATAAAAAGCCCGACTTGGGCGCGTTGGACCGACACGTCACCGGCAAACGCGCCTTGGTGGTCAAACGCTCGAAAAACACCAAGCACTCATCAATCACCACCACTGCATAACCCAGCTTGCGCACCTGAAACGGATCAAGCTGAACCCACGAATTCCCAGCCACCGACTCAAACCGGTAAATGGTGCTACCACCACTACCCATATTGAACACAATGGACGTCTCGCGACCATCAAAAAAGCCCTTCTTTTCAGGGTTCGGTACCGGCGCAGCTTTTTGACCTGGCGCAAAGGTGGGCGCACTGGCAGGAACCGGCACGATAGAATCATCATCCATGTGATACGTCTGCTTCAGCCGATCCAGCGCAAAAAACAAAAACGCCAAGGCACCGACAAAGATAAACGGCAAGACCTTAAACGTCAGGTTGCCAAAAATGGTAGCGCGTTTATCAACGCTGGATTCATTGCCGGCGCCGCTATCGCTCTTAGTGTGCGACTTGTACAAGGCGAAAATTTCAGGCCGATACTTGCCAAACATCGAACGAATCAACCGCGCCTTCGGTGGATTGGCGCCGGTCACAGCGCCTTGGTACGCGTCCACTCGATAGCGCTTTTCAGAACCCACATGCTTGAGCTTAACCACACGAAACGTCGTTTCGATCAGGGTACGGGCAAAATTCGCAAGCTGCCCTAAATCTTGCGTCACAATGACCAGCTGGGACGAAAAACCGGCATCATTAACCAAATGGCGAATCTCGGCCATGTATTCCTTATGTGCTGGTTCTACCTGAGTCGCTTTCAAACCTGATGGCCACAGCCGCCAAGCCTCATCCAAAACACAGATAGCACCCTTGGGCAACACATCCAAGAACCACCGGGCGTCATCCTGCAAATCTGCCAAATCAAACTGGCGCACCGTAGCCCCTGCAAACTGCAATAACGCTTCAGCATGGCAAGGAATATTGGTCCAGACCTCCCTGCCCGCGTGCAACGCTGGCACAATCACATTCTCGACAACACCATACGACTTGCCAGAACCGGGCAATCCCACATAAGACGTAATCATCAGCCTATCCCCGGAATCCGCCGCAAAATAAACCGGAACGTGTACGCAGATACAATCATCGCTACACCTTCAGGCAACGCAAACGCATCAGCAAAATACATGACACTGTCAGGAATTTGAAAGCTGCCCATATCATTGAAAAAATCAGGCACTGGCAACAGATTTAAAATCGCCAGCAACGCATTAAAAACGGCTTCCAACAACCAAATGAAAACCGCCTTGATTTCAGCGACCAACCAACCCAGCCAACACGGCACATCATAGAACGAGCAATTACCCATAATCATGCACTCCCAACAATGCGAAACGCCACAAAGCCAAACACCACGAGCATCAAGGCATAAATCGTTGAACCGATGCTATCGAATAAATCGCAGTGAATATCGGTGGAAACCGTTTGCCCGATAATCGTGGAACTCAAATCGATTTCAAACGCCGGACATTGACCGGCACCAGAGGGAAACACATCCGCCACGGCAGCAAACGCCATCACGACAGGCGTTTGATCAACGGCAGCGGAAAAATTACCGAACGCTTCGCCAACTGTAGATGCCTCCGCCACGGTATGACCGGGCATTGTCTTTGCTGCGCCCTGGACTTCCAACAAATCGCCCACACGATCCGTTTTGCCGGTGATATTGTCGAGTTCCTTATTAACATCACCCAACTGGTTAGTGTGCTTCTTTTCCTCTTTGGTTTGAGCCTGCTGTTCTGCAAGCTGCGACTGAGCCAACGCAACCGGATCAGTAGAAGCAGTGGCCGTAGACGGGGTAGCGCTGGTATCCGGATTTTCCGGATTGACGTTGGTGTTAGGGTCTTGGCCTTCCGCCGTAGAACCGCCCTCCTCGTTATCGGTACCGTTCTGGTTATCGGTTGGCGACTCGCACACATAACCTTCCTCGATAATCACCACGACACCGCCACCATCGCAAGTAGGAGGACCGGACGTTTCCGGTACACAAACAGTTTCACCATTCATGGTCCCCAGTGCCCCACCAGCCGCAGCACATTCGTCTGCCGCATCCCCACAGATCGCAATACCATCGATATAACCCACAATATTGTCGCAGGTCGCACCTGCGCCCAAATTACAAACGCCGGTAGCAGGATCATAAGTACCGGCCAAACCACAATCAGGCTGAGGCTCCGGTGGTGAACAAGTTTGTGTAGTACCAACCTGGACAGTAGGCGGCGTACAAAAGGGCACGCCTGAATTCCAATAAAAAATTTGAAAATTACCGGCCGAACCAGTAATAGAACAAGTACCCGACGCTGCCCAAGAGACGCAACCGCCATGAATGGTATTAGCCGAGGATTCGGAATTGGCATAAGAATACAAGGACCATTGTGCAAAGGCCGATGGCATAAAAAAAATGGAAAACGCTAAAGCCGCCCGAAGGTAGTTAAGAAACATAACATCCCTCCGAAAAATAAAGACCAATAATACAAGTCAACCATGACACCCACCCAACTGAAAAAAAAGGGGCGGAAACCGCCCCTGTTTTGCCGCTGAAGCGATTAAGCGCGAACCGCATTCAACAGCATTTTCACACCACGCATTGCCACCAGTACAACGACAACGGCGGCACCGGCAGCGCCAACGCCGGTCAGGATGGTGTCGAAATTGATGGCGCCAGTGATTGCAGAGACTTGAGCTGCTGTCATGAAACGTTACCTCTTGATAGATGAAATTAAGGTTTTGACTCCCCACGCCGCTGCCCACAACGGCAACAAAATGAAAAAGCCAGAACCCACGAAAGCCGCCATCAGCCCGGGATCGAGCGTAGACGGGTCAAACGAACCGGTAACAGGCGTACCACCCGCGCCAGCGGAAAAAGTCACCTGCTGCCAGCTCGTTGAACACGAGTTGTTGATCGCATCAGCGCTTTCAATCGTGCCGGCGTCAACACATTCAAAATATGCAAACCACTCTGTTTCATACGCGCCACCGCTGCAAACAAGGCTTTGGCCGTCTGCAACAGCAGTATTTTCATAAACAATGGAACAGAGCCGAGTAGAACTCATGCCGCGCCCACCTTTTCCAGCTGCCTGCGCAGCTGCTGCGCCACGTATTGAGCGTGATCAGGCGACCGCGAACAGAAAGGGCAGCGCTGAAAATCGTGCGCTTGGCCGAGAAATTCAGAGCCGCCAATGGCGTGCAAATGCACCTCGGCTTGCAACTCGAAATCAGACAAATGCGGCGCAGAAATGGGCGGGCGCTTCATATCACTCCACCAAAGCCAAGTAGTGGTTCACTTCGACAAAACTACGGACTTCACCGGTTTTTTTATCGGTGATCTGGCGTGGACGCTTGGCGTAGCCAGACAGGACGCAGATAACCTTGATGCTTTCGCCAATTTCGGCAAAACGCTGTTTGGAGCGAATCTCGACAGTGCTGGGATTGGAATATTCATCCGGCGCGGGAATCTTTACCAGTGTGTAACTGGACGACTCATAGCGGCGGACCGCTTCAACACGGCCCTGAACCAAAACCTGCATGGGCTTGACGGCAGCTGCCGGATTTGCGGGTTTCATTGCTTCTGACATAAATCACCTTCACAGGGTTAAAAAACTGTTTGCAGTTTGGCAACTGCGGTGCCTAAAACCTTGAGGCGTTGCCTCAAACTCCACCAGGGCGCAGCCCTGGACCAAATGTCTGCGACGCTTAAAACACATCGCTCTCTACAAATTAGTAAAGGGAAAGATAAAGACTTTTCCCTTTACTAATTCTCCGTTCTCTCTAAAACCTTGGGCTTTCAGCCCAAACCCGACCAGAGCACAGCTCTGGACTAAACGCCTCCGGCGGTCACTGCGTGAGGCTTGATCTACTCCAAAATCTAAAAGGGAAGAAAAGACTTTCCCTTTTAGATTTCTCCGTCGATCTAAAACAAAAAATCACGACACCAAACGCAAATGGCGGCGTTGATCTTCATAGCCAGCCTTCGGTTCGGTGTACCAGTTAGGCCGCTGCTGGGTGAAATCAACCTTGATGATCTGCACCAACGGAATCACGTTTTCATTGGGCTTCTGAGGATCAAGCGACTTCAGAAAGGCACGGGAAATGCCGATCTGCTCCAACAACTTCACATTGCGGAAAAAAGTCTGATTGTCTTCACGACAGAGTTGCTCATAACCCTCGGCCTTAATATCCCGGTAAGTTTTCCAAACCGCATTGGCCTTACGCCGGCAAATTCTGCCGTTATCGCGAATGGTGATGTACTGGGCATCGATTTTCAGCTTGATAGAATCGTCATCTACGTTTTTCATGGTGTGGCCATCGATCTGGGCAAATAAAGAATCAAATGTTTTCGACCATAACCAGCGGCAAATGGATTCACCGTAAACACGGGCATACCAGTCCTGAAACCGCAAAAACTCTTTCACATTGGTGGGAATCCCTTCACGGGTCATTGCACGGTGGCCGGTGGTAGCCTCAAACCGCAGCCGGCCAAATGCGAAATCATGCAACCGCTGATCGCCCAAAATAGCCGCTTTCTCGTGCTTTTTTTTGCGAACCGCATCTTCATAATCAGCAGTCAATTCCTGCTGTTTGTAATAAATTTTCTGTGTCCGATAATCAGACGATTTATTCAGCTTCAGATAACCGGAATATTTAGTAATGCTGTCCTTATTCGGACACAAATTTTCAAAGACCTTCAAAAGGCGTTTACGCTGGTAATCGGAAGGCACGAAGGCGCTATAAGTCGAGTCAACGTAGCGAAGTTCTGCATTTTCAAAATCCAGGTGGGCAGCAATTTTTGGAAAGGCCATTTTCAAATTGCCAAACAT